ACCTCGCCAAGCTGCAGCTAAGATATTAGTAACCAGCTTCCACAATCCATCCCATATAGCATTAACTAAGGCAGCAAAGCCTCGCCATATGCTTAAGATTAGTTGAACTCCGGCATTCAATAACTCAAAGAACAGAGTCCAAGCGGCATCCCAAATCTTAGGTATGAGATCCCAAGCAAGTTTCCAAGCTAATACAATGAGATCTAGAGCTGTCTCAATAATTAGCCTTACGAGACTTATGCCAGCTTTAACTATAGTACCAAGAATAGTTAAAACTCCACCAACTATATCCTTTATACCTTCCCAAGCCTGAGACCAATTACCAGTTAATATACCAGCAAAGAAGTTAAAGATACCTTGGATAATCTGTAGAGCGCCTTCAATTATACCTTTGATGAAGTTCCAAGCTATAACTACAGCTTCTATTAAGTTGTCACCAAGGTATTTCCAGATACGGATCAGAGCATTAACAAACGGTCCTACCAAAGACATGATAAACCGTAGTACTGCAAAGATAACATCACCTAAGAAGGTAAACACTGGCCATAGAACACTAAAGGCCGCAATTATCAACTTAGCTACCGCAAGAACAAAAGATGCAAATGCCGCCAGAGCTGGAACAACATGTTCGTTAAACCAACCAGCTATGGACATAGCCACTCGGCCTACAGCTTTTCCGAAGTTTACTATAGCTGGGATAGCTACATCCCGAATCCAGTTAATGGCCGTAACTATACTATGATAGACTGTATATCCAAACTCTATTAGTGTGGGCAGAATAACATCGGCAAAGTAATCAAATGCCTGAACTGCACTCTTCTTCAGAGCTATCAAAGTATCTCTAAGCCAAACTAAAGCTCCAACTACTTGCTCAGCATCCAGCCCCATTCTATCCAGGACACTAGCAAAAGAGTTACCCTCAATACCACCCTCTTGAAAAGCTCTCCAAAGATCATCTACTAGACGTACAAAGTTCTGAACCCAACCAAACACCTTTTCAATGGTAGGCTGGAATTTATCAAACAATGTATCTAATGAATTACGGAAAGTTTCTGACCTACGGTAGGCCAGATACAAGATAGCACCAAGAGCTATTATAGCGGCAATTATCAGTACTATGGGGTTAGTAAGTAAGCTAAGAGTTAACAGCTGGAATGCCCCAGCTAATAATACTATAGCTTCTTTCAAGATTAAGAAGGTTCTATATGCTCGTATAATATACGAAGCAAACAATAAGAAACTTCCTGCTGCTATTAGAATAACCCCAGTTATAGCTAAGACTTGAAGTATAGTTTTAAGTATCTGAGGATCTAGTTCACCTAACCTATTAACCAAGTCAGTAATACTCTGAACCCAACCCCTTAACATATCCTGGAAAGGTTGACCTGCTCGAATTAACAGAGCATTAATAGAATTTTTCAAGATAGTCATATCGCCAGACAAGTTGTCTAGCTTAGTAGCAGCTACATCAGAAGCATCTATTGCTCCAATAGCCTTAGCATAATCCTGAAAACCTTTTTCACCAGACTTAGCAAGAATTAGAGCTGAGTTCATAGCTCGACGTTGGAATATAGCATTAAACGCAGCTACTTTTTCTTGCTCACTTAGATCCTTAGTAGCCTTACCCAGCAACTCCATAACTTCTGGTATGGGCTTAAGATTACCATTAAGATCATAGAACTGGTTACTGCCATCTGCAGTAATCAGCCCAAGTTCTTTCATAGCATCTGCTGCTTTTTTAGATGTAGGAGTTAAAGAAAGCAGTACACCTCGAAGAGATGTACCAGCAGTAGAACCCTTAATCCCTCGATCACCTAAAATAGCCAACAGAATGTTAAGGTCGTCAATAGATAAACCTAACTCAGCTGCAAGAGGTGCTGCATATCTGAAAGCCGTAGCAAGATCTTCCACACTAATAGTTGAAGACGCAGCCGCACCGACTAAAGTATCTGCAAAGTGTTCAAGATCTGATGCACTAGCATTAAAGATCTTCTGAGCATTAGAGATTATCTCTGCAGCTCGTTCCACACCCCCGGGAAGCTCATCACCAGCAGCTGCAGCAAGATTAACTGTAGCCTGGGTAGCTCCATTAAGCATAGTCTCTACAGGTATACCAGCCTTAGCCAAAGCTTCCATAGCTTTAGCAATTTCTCCAGCTGAGAATACTGTAGTAGATCCTAGATCTAATGCTAGATCTCTTAGTTTTTGAACTTCTGCCTGACTAGCTTGAGAGACTGCAGCAACAGCTGATATTTGCTTCTCAAAATCTGCTGCAGACTTAACAGCAACAATAAAGCCTGCTGCTGCAAGAGCTCCAAGCCCAATCATACCTCGACCAACATCACGCAGAGCTTGACTAGTTCTACCTAGTTGGGAGGAATCTATTTCTATCTTACCTCGTGCCGTCCCTAAGTCATAATCAACCGCCAAAGGAGTACCTCCTCTCGATCCTATAGCATAGCTGCAGGGTCTCGGAATTGACCTGGGCTATCCTCACCCACGATTCCGAGTATCTTGTTGAGGAGTCTCTCCTGTTGTTTAGATCTATTTTTCTCGGCATTTTTACCTTTGCCAAGAGGGACGGCTTCTAACGCGCCCTTTACATAGGTATCTAGGAACCAAACACACTGATCAAAACAGAAGCAAACATAGGCTGGATCACTTCTTCTTGAGTTGATTCTTCTTCTTAGGTCCACCAGTTCGCTTGGTCTTTTTGACCACTTTTCTGCCAGTTTGGCTAGTGCCCACAACTGAGGCAAGTTCACCACGAAACTCACGCACAGCTCGCGTACCTCCGCACGCAAAGTTCATAATAAACATCTTATCATCTAAGTCAACTTCGTCAACCCAGATAAGACCCTGATCTCCAGCTTTATCTAGCATTTCTTTCATAGCTTCTTCATCTGCAACTAGCCTTAAAACTAACTCTTCCTCTTCTTCAACTTCAATTTCCTTCATAGGCCTATGAACTACATTGGGCTTTTCCACACAATACACAGTTACTTTATTAGCCATAGCTGTAATATCAGAGAGCTTAGAGGAATCGGACAGAATGTCCCGAGCGAACTTAGACTCTTCCATCTTAACTTTAGCAGCATTTTGCTTACCAGAGTTAGCATCTAAGAGTTTAGTCATAATGTCAAGCAAAGAATTGGGTATGAAGCCCAGCTCGACGAACTTTTCCAATCCGGGAGCTCTAACAAGAGCTACATTACCGGAGGGTAATTGAAGATCACTAGGTTCTAGTGTCTTGGATTTCTTCCATTCACTTGCTGGCGTATATGCCACGGTCTTTGTCCTCCTTGGGATCCTAAGTAGACCGGATTCAATTACTAAGCAATAGCAGTAACCGTCTCGTTGTGCTTGAACTCATACAGCTCATCAGCCGCATTACCAATAGCTTCACCCGAAGCCGAAGTAAGCCAGAACTGTCCGTCTGACATCTCACCTTCCAACGAGTCTGAAGCTCGACACCGGAAAATGATGACGTGGAAGTCACCACCCGAGTCCGAGATAGCCTGACCCTCTACCTGGAAGTAAGGACGAGCATCAGTAACTAACTTCTTCATGCTCTTAACAACGTTGGGGCTAACGCCAGTAGTACTGACCGTACCTCCAGCCATAACCTTATAGGCTTCAAGGCTAATACCACCCGACTCAAGCTCCCACTCCACCTTAGGACCTTTACCTCGGATAGCAATGACTTTGTCATCACCCCGAAGCTCTTCAAAGTCCTCAGCTTCTGTAAAGCTAAAAGTACGAGAGGCCGGCAAGTCAACCGACGCACCAACCACACCAGCGTCATCAATCGGCCGAACCTTTACGTCCCGAAGTCCGTAAGGCAGTGCTGACGATGCGAGTGCCATTCTGTCTCCTCTCCGGAGGTTGTCTATATGCCCTAGTCTGGCATGCGCCAGTACTAAGATCAAAACGATGAAGTACCACTACTGTTGAAGATTTGCCACAATAGCGACTATGACACTTAACTTCTAAGGTACCAGTAGCTTCACCCTGAACCACTAAGCCAAAGAGTATGTTTCCCTGGCATCTGAGTTCTCGATCGCCCATATGACATCATCCTCATTGATCCGTGATCGTTCAAGTACTGATTCAATGAGCGATTACGCATTATCGCTTATCCCCATTCCCTCAGCAAAACTTACCCGCTAATCAGGATCAACGGATTCATCATCGGGCGATTCATCATCAAGCATAGAACCAATCATCAAGTCGACCAGTTCCAGCTTAGTAGCCTTGGCCCTATGAGTAACACCCCGACGAGCAGCCTCTTCAACCAAAGCATCACGATCGAGCTCTTCCAAGTAAGCCCGATCAACTTCTTTGGTCCATACAGGCAATTCCTCAGGCTCTTCATACTCTTTAAACTCCTGTCGATGATAGGTAGTAAGATAACTACCAACATCATCACGAGTCTCAAGAACCTCTTTGGGGGTCCAGATTAGATCCGCAAAGTCATCCTCTATGTTAGGAAAATCTGCTGATGTGATAATTCTCTTATCACTTAAGCCAGTATACTGGACCCTCACAGGGCCTCCCTTCGAGTAAATGTGACTTGGAATCGACTATAGCGAGTTATGCTTTCCATAACATCATCTCGCAGATCAACCCCAGTTTCTATCCACCTAGCTTCTAAGAAAGGCCCCAATGCTACTGAAGATTGAACAGCCTCTATAGCATCCCGACAAATTACCAAGATGTTATCTATGGTTTCATAATCGCCGGGGTCATCATGCGCCCACACCTGAATGTATTCTCTGCGACCAACCCGACCTAGAGCTGGAAAATCAGTGTGGGCCCTAATAGCTACTAGGGGTCTTTTACTTTGTTTATCAAACCTTGAAGCAGCCCCTATACGATCTTCAACTATCGCAGCTAGTTCATTGGAGGTTCTCAAGGCTTGGAAAACTATTATCCGGGCAGAACTCAAATCACCTCCTAAGGGGCTACTGTGAATAGAGTACTTACCGCACCCATTACCACTGGACCCATCTGCTCTATGGTAGGGATGATGATAGCGTACTCACCACTATTCCTAACTTCTAACCATACACCATACTCAACTGTGTGATATAGTACTATGGTTAGTATGCCCCCATCTTCAAAAGACTCAGCAGTAAGACCGTCTCTAGCTTCGCCAGTACGATCTTCCCAGGGAGCATTCTGCTGAGCATAGTCTTGTACTTCTTCAGCAACCTGCTCAACTATCTCTTCTAGAGTTTCCTCCATAACTACCGAGAAAGCTGCTGATCTAGGAGTTAGTGTGTCATGATACCAGAAGATACCATTACGAGCCACTTTCTCCTTCTTCCATAAACTTAGTCAAAGCTGATGTTCTGTAATGACGTCGTCGAGAAACATGAACTACCAATAGATACCCAATTAACCCATCCTTAGACCAAGGAATACGATCTAATTTTCGGATATCCATGTCAAAATCCCCGATTACTTCTTCAGTAACATCAGGAAGTCGACCTTCATCGGGTGTGGGATCTGATCTATCCCAAACTTGACCTGATAGTGGAGTAATGGTAAAAGTCTGTTCAGGCAGTTGAGTATAACCTGTAGTCTTTATACCACCACTTTCTGTTCCACTCCGTACCGGCCGGAGAATACTTTTGACGATAGGATCTGCGTCGATCATCGCCTTAGTATTCTTCCGGCCGATACGAAGCTCGGTAGCAACGGAGATAGCTGACATCACGACCTCTTGATCTTGTGAACTCGAGTTCGAGCTGTTGCACCGCCCCCGCTGTCACCGTAAGAAGCAGCCATTCTCAGGGCATTCTGATGCAGGTCACTAAAGTCACGCTTAGTGGTACCCTCAGCAGTATCAACTAGGTCGGCATACTTGGCCGCCTTAATTTGCCAGCCCTCTTCAACTGCTTTGTTGAGAGTACTATTCCTAGCAAGCAGATCTGTTATCTGCTGATCAGTGAACCCCGTATCGGCGTCACTTCCCCCTGATGGAATGCTTTCACCAAGACGCTCTCTAAGGACTTCTGCATCAGTGGCAGCCATGGCTACTCCTTGTTCTGAGCCTTATCACTCTCCCGCAGACGGGCGATCAGAGCTTCCTTGTTACCGGCCACACTGAGGCCCCGATCCGCGAGTTCAGCTCGACGCTGCTCGTTGGTCCAAGCCTCATAGTCAGTGTCATCAGGGACTTCGATGAGCTCAGCATCTTCTTCCTCATCATCCTCACCAACCAGCTGAGGCTTAGTAAGGTTCTGAGGCAGAGGACCAAGATGATCTTCGTAGTCATCAGCCGGCACAAGGTCGTCTGGACTCTTAGCCTTGGTATTGGCATCACCATAGTTAGGCATGTTCTGAAGGTAACGAGCAGGGTTATCATCGCCGAAGGCAACCAAGCCCCGCTTCTGCATCAGAGCAGCACTAACTCGGGGGTCATCCCGATCGTACAGATAGATGAGCTCATCGTCACTGAGCTCCTCGACCGGAGTAGTAGGATCAATGGTTCGACTCATCTACGAACTCCTCGTTCGGTAGAAACCGATCGTAAGACCGGTGGGAGGGTTAGTGCCGTAAGTCAAGTTGACTCGACCATTAGCATCATTGAACCTGAAGGGAGGAAAAGGCCCCCAGATTCGGCGCTGACCAGCAGGCACCGATATCTGAACATCAGGATCAAAAGCCTGAGCATTAGCAGGAGCGGGCGAACCCACATCATCAGCATCAACGGTAATAGCTCCACCACTGGCATTGATAAGCTCCAGCAACACATGCCCATTATTGGCAAACGAGTCACCTCCACTGTTTAAGGCAGAGGGCGCCGGAGTAATACCCGCAAGCGAGCTATCCTGCACAGGAAGAACAGCCATGCATCACATCCTTTCCAAGAGATGAGTGGCCAGGACAGGCCGATCACTGCCCTGACCACTCAAACCCTTTACTGGTACAGGGTCGGGATCGTGTAAGATCCGGACGCGGTGATCTGCATGACATAGCCAGCACCTCGATGACGGATACCAGTACCGAAGCCGAAGCGATAGTACGAATCCGTAAGCGGGTAGTCCTGACGAGGACCCTGAACAAGGGTAAGACCCTGAACCTCAGGTCGCTGATGCACTCGAACACCCACGAGGTTACCAATGTTCTGCTCACCGCCTGAAGCGGTACCAAGAACATAACCAGCAGGGATCAAGGACATCTCAACGATCTTAAACGGACCCCAAGTACCAATCTGCTGAGGCAGAGTCATACCCGGCTGGCCAATAATCCCACCATTCTGAGGCAGGACAATTCCACCAGGCACATAATTCGGGTTGTTCAAGAACGTGTACCGAGAGCTAGCAGTACCAGCGACAAAGGTCCGAATAACCGAGCCTTCCTGCCTGTTCACAAACAGGATGAGCTCATAACCCAGGTCATATCGGTAACCATGGGCATTAAGGTCATCCTCGATCTGAGCAAGATCTCCAGGATCAATAGTAGCTGCACCCGAGGTAACGTAATGGTTATGAGTGCTCAGGAAGGTGTTGGTCTCAAACGTCGGAGGCACAGTACCATCGTTGTTGTACAGAGCATAGACGTTAACCGCCTGCTCATTGATGGTCGCAGTATCATTGACGTTGTTAAACAGCCGCTTAAACACCTGCTGGAAATACAGTCGACGGCCAGCATCTATAACCGTTCGGTTAACGGCCTGAATCTGCTGACGATCGGCTTCCAGAAGGAAGTCAAAGGTGTACCGAGCAGCAATATCCCACCACTTGAAGCCGTAGCCCAAGTTGAAAGGCTTACCGATGCGAACACCCTTCGGCACACCGAACTCTGAGGCTGCCTCAAAGTCCTCGGTCGAAGGCTGCATAACTCGCTCAACCGGGTTAGTCACGTCAAACGTGATCATGTTCAGCAGAGGATCTCGCTCACGGTTGAAAATGACAAGAGACCGCTGAAACTCCCTCCACATCCGGTTAAGGTCAGCACCGTCAGCAGACTGAACAATAACGTCAGCAAGCTGATTGTAGCCTCGCTCGAAACCGAAGACTTCAGGAACCCACACGGGAGTCTCATCTTCAAGACCTGCCTGACTATTAGCCAGGAAATCCATCAAGCCCGGATCAAGGTCAGTCATAGTTCCACACATATTAGTCACCTCCCTTCCATTAACCCTGGATGACGCCACACCGAACGATAAGCCGACCGGCCTCGCTAGTGTAGCCAACACGGAATTTGTTAGTACCAGCAGCCGGAGCCGAGGTCTCCAGTGCGCCTGTCGTGGCATTGGCGTAATACCAAGTACCAGCAACCAGACCCGCCTCAACCAGTTCACCGTTCCACATAACGTCGACGGGGTCACCAGCCTTAGCAGCATCAGGCTTGCACAGGACGCCGATCTGGGTCAATGCAGTACCTGCACCAACCACAACTCGACCGTTGGCATCCATTGACACAGCCACCGCAGCGGCTTGACCCGCCCAGTTAGCTGCCAGCGGAAGTCGAGCACCTCCACTGATAGGATCGTACTTGTCAACCCTCATCTAAGAATTCTCCCTCACATTGGGGCACGGGTAAGGCCATAGGTTTTGCGCAGAGTCTCTTCGGAAGCTTCCTTACTCTTCCCCTTAGAGCCTCCGAACTTGGAACCGGACTTGACTTTGCGATCTAACTTACCAATGAGATGCTTCTTTTTACGAGCCAGCTCTTTTACAGCATCCTCAACCGACTCTTCATCAATCTCGATGAGAGTAGGATCATCGTCATCCTGGTCAAACTCAATGTCAACCCGCTTCACCAGACGAACAGCATCCTCAGGATCAATGAACTTGTGCTTCTGGGCAAACTTCAAGATCTCAGCATCAATCGCCTTGTCCTTGAACCTGCCAGCAAGTCGCCGTTCACGCTCCGAAGGACCCTTGTCCTCCTGCTCTTCCTGGTCGTCTTTCTTATCCTTGACAGTCTTAGAAGGAGTTTTGTTCTTCTTCTTTTCTGCCTCGTAGAGCCGCTTAAACTTCTTATGGCCCATACGCTCCTTACGGAGTGCGGACTTCAGACCAGCAATGTTCTTTTTCTTGGGCTTAGACTTAGAGTCATCCTCGTCCTCTTCGTCTTCGTCCTCCTCGTCCTCCTCATCAGAATCGTCGTCGTCTTCTTCATCGTCCGACTCTTCTTCATCATCTTCGTCCTCGTCGTCTTCGGACTCATTGTCCTCGTCGTCGTCTTCGAAGCCAATCAGGACCAGGTCGAGCCACCAAGGCTCCTTCTCATACCCCATCTCGGGTTCCTTTCTAAGGTCTCTCACCATCATTCGCCGGCTTCTGTTCCGGCAGACTCGTTAGGGCGATCTTGGTTGTTGGATTTATTCTTCTCAGCAGCTGGGTTAAGTTGTATACCTAACGCCATAAACTTCTTTTCTTCCTCCAAAACCAATGCACCCATGTTATCTGGGAAGACATAGCCTAATCTCCGGGCCATCTCCTCTCTATAATACTGTCGTGTTATGATCTTACGATCAATAAGGTTGTTAAGTTCATTGAGTACCTCTGTGTGGTTAACTGGTAGCTTGGAACCTAAGGTTATAGCAACCTTTTCACCACTAAGATCTTGTTCCTCATAGACATCCCACCACCTCTGCCATTCATAGAAGAAGTGGTTAAGAAGATCCACCCCCAGGCTATCTCGCTGTTCAATTTTAGCCAGTGTGGGCATGTACCTAATGGCCAGAGCAATACCACTCTCAGCTAACTGAACATCAACAGCAGCGCTTCGGAAAGTAGCAGTACCTTCAAACAGAGAATCCTGCAGGAGTTTAATATGATCCTGCATAGGTTCTACTGACTTTATGCCCGAGATACGGTTAAAAGTGGATTGACCCGGTACTTCTAACACAATACCCGGAAAGATTTCCCACTCTTCCTCTTCACCAGCTTCATTAGTAGGTTTAGGAGCATCAGTAGCATAAACTCCTAATCCCTCAAGAGCTAAAGCAAGTTCTTCATCAGATACTGACTGGTTAATTGCCCCTACCAGCCGCTCCACACCTCTCAGTTCAGAAGAGCCGAAAGGATCACCCTGCCAAGCCATGTTCTTGAAATGGTATACCGGGATACGGGTGATACGATCGTCTAAGGCCTGAGGTTTCATTATCCTCTTAATGACCTTACGTTCAGCCTTACCCTTAAACCAACCTTCAACCTCAAGATGCAGCTCTTCACGGATAACTCTACGATTAATAGCCCCAGCTGAGCCATAGTACTCATATGAATACTGTAACATTTTAACTAGAGCAGTACCGTCAGGCATAAGGATATGCTCTACTAACCTTACGCCCTGGATATCATCGGGATCATCATCAGGGGTAATCGGAAAATAACTACTGGGATCAACTGAAGTAACACTTATGCGCGTGCCCTCAGATTTATCAGGGTTAGCAGTTAAGTGAAGTATCCAGTCGCCTCTAGTTACCCCTGAATGCTTAGCGATATGCAGCTTGCTGTAGAACTGCTCTCTAACTAGCCAGTCAGCTAAGGCTACACCCAATGGTGAGTTAGCATCACTGTTCTCAGGACCTACGGTAAGACCTTTTAGGAGGTAGTGTGCCGTCTCATCAACTATAGTTCTGGGAGCTGGAATATATACAGGCTTATCGAACTCACCCCTCATGACCAGCTTAAATACTTGGTCATAGTTCCAATACATCTCATCGTAAGTACTATAGGCCGCTATCCGGTCATGGTCCTCGTCTGGTACCCACGAAAAGTCTTCTGCCCCATTAAACAACGGCTCAACAGTCGAGTACGGAGTAAAAACGCCGGGTGGTGCCACTACCTACCTCCTCATCTTAGCCCGACGCTGCCGACTGCGCCGCGTTTGGTCGCCTACAATGTTAAAATAACCTCTCATGAATCGCCCAAGAGCCTCAGGACCATGGTTATCTTTGTCCATGGGCAATTCTGATTCTCCCTTAACATCACTCTTATGCTCAGGCCACCTATAGCCTTCAGACATCTCCCATTTAAGTGTGGTACACTTATGCCCAACTAACAGTCCAGGCTTTTGGCGTTCTCTAGGCTGGTTAACCGGCCTTAACTTCATAGCACTACGAATGAGGTTAATACGAGAGTTAACAGTACCACCCGTATTAGTTCTAGCTCCCACACCAAGGTGTTTAACCAAGATGTTGGTATCATCAGGCTCAGCAGGGTCTGGATAGAATGCAATCAGCTTAGAATACAGCGGATGCTTCTTAATCCAAAGCTCAGCCATGTCTTCTGAGTCAGTCTTCTTCTTGTAGATCTCGTCAATAACATAGACATTACCAAACGGATCTACCTGAATCCACAGCCACACATACCAGTTAGTGAAGCCGTAGTCACAAGCGCCATACAATGGCCAATTGGGGTTGTACTCAATCCTCTTGAAGTGGACCTCATCGTCCCACTCCTGCATGACAAGGCCCACTCTCTGGACAAACTTGCCCCCGTACTGTCGATCGAATTCATCCTCAGTAAGATCCTCCTCGGCTTCAAGGATCTCAGGATCATTTCGTCCTCCGGGAAATACAACCGTATTAGTCCACGACGGCATTTGCCAACTAGCCCATGTCTTACGGGCTGATTGTTGCCCTCGTTTATAGCCCCAGTATAGAAGACTAACATCAGTAGCAATTTCAGGAACTCCGGTCATTAAAGACCAGCCCCGCTTATCGGACAACGCAGGCCTAATATACTCTGTAAAGGTAGATCGCTTAAGACGACCCGCCTCAACTAACAATACAAAGTCTAGACCCTCACCAACCAAGGAATCTGGATGCTGAGCACTCTTGCACTCAAGATCCCAACCCCAGTTAGTTACAATGTGCATATTGCCATTCTCAGTGTTCTTCAAGAACTTAGAGCTGACAGTATCCACTTCTAACTTCTTCAGTGAGTCATAAACTACTCTAAACTCTTTCTCACAGTCAGAGTAGTTAGGACCTACCACCCAGCCTCTCTGAGGCTGTCCCAGTTTATTCAAAGCAAAGCAGGTTATCTCAGCCTCTTTGCCCCCTACAAGTGTCTTACCCCACCGTCGTCCATTGCTAAGCGCACGGTTACGAGTAAGATTGTAGTGAACCTCTTGCTGAGCTTCGAAAGGATAGTAACCAGTACCAGCAAAGTAGTCTGGTTTACTAAGTACTTTCGGAGCGACTAGGCTCATTCAAACTTCTCATAGAATTCAGCTGTAGTGCCATTCCAGGCATGCCTCTTAGGGTCTACGGGCGCTGTTGGATCTTCCACACCAGCCGTATAGCCTAAACGAAGTTTATCAGTAGCAGAGAGGTTCACAGAAGTCTTCCGCTTGTCTATGCCGTGAGGACCAGGCTCACCACCGAACTCGCTCATACTTCACCACCTCCTTCGTAGGAATGGTCATAACTAAGTACCTAACACCCTCTACTAAATTCTCCAGATCTCCTTTGCTAGGTCCGATCATGCCCGACGGATGTGTATGCCAGATAGTTACGCAGTCAAAGAACTCCTCTTTAGTTACGCAAGAACCTACATCCTCTGGCTCTAGCCCATAAGCCATCATGGGCATAGGATGTATGTTATCTAAAACATACAGCGTCCAGTCAAGGCTATTACCCTCAACCAGTAAGCCACATATTTCCTCAGGAGCTTTCTCCTGACCTAGATGGTATATCTGATCCAGAGCTGCTGCCAGAGTTAGAGGGCTGGATTTGTATGACCCCGCCATTGTAAGCTGCCTCTCGCAGTTGTTGTTCAGCCGCAACAATGTCGGCCATCGTCAAAATACCTTTGGACATCAGAGCAATACGCAAGATAGGATCACCGGGCCACTCATGAGTATTCACCTGAGTTTTTCGAGGTAAAGCCTTTCTCCGTTCCTTCTCAGTAATGCCCATCGGGGCAATATCGCCCTTATCTCTGAACGGATGCTGAGGTCTGTTTTCATCATGCCAAGCACGACTACGATCACATGTACGACAGATATCATCTTCACTCATCGTCGCCCCCTATAAACTCATGGTCACTGTTAGCATAAAACTCAGCATATACTAAATCAGCGCTTTCACCAGCTTCTACTCTACGAAGCATAGTCATAAGCTCTTCTGAGTCTATAGACCACCAGCCAGTAAGAGGTTCACTCATCGTCGTCATCTTCCTCAGGATCTACATCAATGACACCAAAGGCCGTCGCAAACTCAGACACCGGCATTGTCATAGGACCAGCCAACAGCTCTCTACCAGCATTATCTACTGGACCTCCAATAGCTGTAGCTAACAACGCTTGGAGTTTGACGCTTATGTCAACCTGCTGACGCACCTGAGGCTTACCAACCATATGTTCGATAAGGAACTTAGCAGCATCCAACTTAGTACTAGCAGCCACTAATGGTTTGCCTCTAGTATCGACGTGGTCGTCCGTCAAAACTTTCTGAACTACCTGTAAAGCCTGCACCGTATGAGCATTCATCTCAGCCTTGACGACCTCTTTAAACTTCGCCAAAATAGCCTCGTGCATCTCACGAGTCATCCACGACGGAGCTTTTCCTCTAAAGTCGCCAGCAGCATTACGAGGTCGACCTCTGGCCAGTTCCTCGGGATCCCACTCATCCAAAGGCTTGTACAACGTCTCAAATTCTTCCTTAGAGACCTTACTTCTACGACGAATTCTAGCTCTTATCTGCTTCTTATCATCCATCTTTACTTTATGCTTGGGTGTATTTACACCACCTACGGTCCCCGGACCGTCCTCAGTAAAGTCAATGATACGTACCTTAGCGGGCATCTCACTCGCTCCCTTCAGTGCCTCAAGTTTCTCAGGGATTTACGGATGACACTCGCCAGGCAAATGGCTAGCATAACTTCTACCCTCATCCTGCCTGTGCACTAAGATTATCAAATTACATGTTTGCTCTTGCACTAACGGATGCCTAAGCCTAAAGTTATCTAACCACTGCTGTTCTCTATCTCTCAAAGCTCCCTTAACTATAGGTCCAGCTTTGTTGTGGCGATCAGTACTAGGCATTGTTAAGATTCTAAGAATCTTCCCCCTCTAAATCTTCAATCACCCTAGTGCTAGAAGCAAACTTCGTATCACTACCTACACTAATGGCTTCAAACGGTGTAAAAGCCACATAGTCCCTGATAGCCACAGTTGTGTCAGGAAGCAACTCAGCCAGCTTCATATTGACCCAAGTAACTATCTCAGTCAACCTGTTCATAGAGCCCGCAACAACCTCTATGACAAAGTCTCCAGCGACCCGGTCCTTAGGATCCTCCGGCTCTGCTGGAACAGAGACCAATTCACCAACCAAAGGTTCAACGTCGTCACTAACGTTAAGATTCTGGGAATCTTCACCCTGAAAATCCTCCTCGAGAGGCTCTTCGTCAGTAAGTTCTTCACTAACGTCGACGGGCTCTTCGACGGGCTCTTCAACGTCTTCTTCACCAAAGACCTCAAGAATAACAATGGCCTCGTCGTTGTGTTTAATGTTCTCGTACGGAGCCTGATCAGGGTTATACGTAGATTTACCCACCGGGCAGGGAGTAGGCTCTTGGGACAATACCATAGTAACCGTACCATGGCTAAGATACTTTGTTAACATTCACAATCCCTTCTTATTGTAGATGAGATATTAGTAACTAACGGCACAAAAGCTCACCAACCTGTGTTGCTACATACGCATAGCCCGCATTGTTTAGATGAGCACTATCAGTAAAGTAGTTGTGTGGCTCCTCTTGCCAATACTGGTGAGATCTATGACCCATGCCCCAGACATCATAGTGTGCTCCGCCCACACCAAGGGCCATCTCACGATTAGCACAAGCAGTAGCCGCATACTTGTACTCTAGATCAAACCAATCCGCTCCATGCTCCGTAATAACAACAACATCTGGACTATAATTTGTAGCAGTACCACTCATGTACGTCTTCATCCACCGGCCCATAGAAGCCTTATAATCTAGTGTGGTAGTACCCTCATCATAGTCATTAATGCCTATCATAAATATCAGCAAGTGTGCTCTATACAGCCCCACACTAAACGTGGGATCAACCACCAGCCTAGGAATGAGAGATCCCAACGTAGGCTTATAACAAAGCTTCAATGTTACAGTAGCCGTAGCAGTAGCTGCCTTATCTATAGTACAACTAGAGCCATCAGCAGCGACCGCAGTTATTTTCGCGTCAGCAGCTATGCCGGCTCCCTGCAAGTACATATTAATCATGCTGCTGTTAAAAGCCCCGTGCGCAGCTGACGTAACATTAGTGCTAGTATTAGTAGTCCCACAGACAATCCTACCACGAATAGCCAGATCATAGTCACAAAGCGCCCGACCAGATTGACCAATCCGACTAAAAACTATACCAGCAGCCCGAAAGCCCAGTATTCCATTAATAGCTACCGTACCACTCACCCACTCAATATCTATCGTATGAGCAGTATCCGCCAAACCTTCTACCTGCGCATAGCCTGGCTCAAATTGTGTAAGCCCCAGCGGTGGCACAGTATCCACCGGCGGTGTAACCGGCAACCAGGCACCCCCATCAATTCGCCATCTAAACGACCCCACCGGTGACTGCTGGTTCTTAAAATAGATCCTAACAGTCGTGCCAAAGATATTAGTCCACTGTAAACTAGCAGCAGCACTAGCCGTTATTTCAGTGCCAGCGAACCCCATCCTAGCTGTCCATGTACCAGTAGCTGTCGTAAACTCATGGCTCAAATAACCTGTACCACCATTGCCATACTTCGTCTTAATCTGCGTCTCAAGTAACCCCGTAATGTTAAGATTTCGCCTATTATCTATCGTGTTAGGGGTTACACCAGAACCACTACAAGCCATACTATCACCAATAACGTGAGCGTGGATAAGGCTAGAGCCCGCCGTCGCCTTAGCAGCGTCCCACACCTGACCAAAGCCAGGAGAAATCTCAACGTGAGGTGACCTAAGAATATTCCCAAATTTCTGGTTAGGGTCACCAGCCTCAAACTCACCCTGAGCTAAACAATAAGCCGCAGCCAGGTCATCAATAATTACCTCATAGCCATTAGCCTTTGTCCACTCAATAGTAGGAGCAGTTATGCCCACACTCAACCATTGAGCGTCAGTTATCCGCCGTATATCACTCTTACCTCTGTAGCGAATGTTTTGCATGGGCTCTTTCTCCTAAGCAGTATACTGCCCTTAAGCGTATGAAAGCATATGATGTAAGATTCTATCGTTCTAGCCATGTAGTCGTCACTAATCGGCCTCCGCATAGGATGGCAGTTGAGCTAGAGTAAGACTAACGGCTGGTGTTAGTTATCTCTCACAAAGCTCAATTATACGATCTCTTCGGTCCTTAGTCCTAGGTAGATCATTGTTTAGTAATTCTAACATCTTATCTACCCGTTTTTGAACTTCTGGATCAAGCAGTGTTGGATTGTTAGGATCAGGACGTGGATGAGTAAAATTAGTTAACAGTGTATCCCACCCAGTACCATTAAGCTCAGCCTCAACTACCGCTAGATCAGCAGCTATCTGAGCTCGACAATCAGCTTCTTCCTGGTTGCGTCGGGCCAAAGAGGCCAGATCTTTAACTGCCAGGGCCGTTACGACCACACCCACACCAACCAGCAAAAGGCCAAAGGTCTGGATGGCTTTAGTAATACGATAGCGGAGATTGGGTTTGAATTCACCGGTCGCTGTCACGGTCACGCTTTAACTCCTCCACCGTCATCATAACGACCTGAAGTTGAGTTTCTAAGGTTCGACGTCCGACTTCGCAGTCATGATGTCGTTGTTCTAGTTCTTGGTACTTGCGATCGCTTATGATAGCTCTCTCGTCAGATTGACGCTGTTGAGCTCTGAGATCATCAATGGTTTTGTTGGCATCGCCGAGCCGTTCTTCTGTGGTCTCAAGGCGTTTAACTGTTTGGTCGAAAACGTTTCTTTGTATCTCCTGAGCTAGTTGCAGTTCTGTGGTGCGCTTAGTGTCCTTGCGCATAACAAAGGTGGCAACTGCCCCAAGGATAACTCCGGCGCCGCCAAGAAAGGTGCCTAGAGTCGCCCAGTCTTGCGCTGCGATAATAGGCAAGGTGGTCCTTTGTCTCACCCAGATCTAGATCTGGTTGGCTAATGGGTGATATACGTTTGGCTGAAGTCCGGGAACTTACTCATCATATGCAAGGAGGGAATACCAAAGCAAGGAACCGCGTCGGGAATTCATTCCTCGAACACATGCATGTTTCATAGTAACGGTGTAAATGTTACGCTAAGAGCTCTTAGTCCGCGGGAGAACTGGACCACGTAGCCATTTGTCAAGGCCGGGATTAAACAGAGAGGGGGGTTCATTATCTTTATACTAAACAACACTGTTTGTTAAGGTATGTTAACATTGTTTGATTAAAGAAAGAACAAAGTAACTTAACCTACCTTAACAAGGATACTTTAAATAAGAAGAAGAGTTATCTTATAAAGTATCTTCATAGGTAGGTCTTGTCAAAGCTAAACGGATGATCTGTTCAGGATCACCTCCTTCTTGTATTGCCTGGTAAGTGATATAACCCCACCGTATCAGAGCGAACGCGAATTGTAGTGACCATGCAACAATGACAACTACTATTAGTATCAGGGTCTTAGCCCATACCGGCATATCAGTCAAGACTCATCACCTTCCACGTAAAGATCAAACCACTAATGGTGATCATTAGTTGTAGTATCATGCCTTACCCTTTCGGATTGCACGGTCATCGGCTTCGTCAGCGATGCGGTCAGGATCGGTCAGCCAGGCAAAGATCTCATCCCATACGATATGGGCTTGAATCGTCGTCAAGTTGAAGTCCCGGCAGAGACCGGTAATAACTTTGTCGACGGCATCATCCATGAAGTTTGTTGCAAAGTCACAGGCGGCGGAGTATCGATCCCCGAGAATTTCAGGACCGGTGGCGAATCGGCGGGAGAGGTAATCGGTCATATATACATTATACCATGACCTCAATGCCCTGTCAACGTTTTTTTTCCTTGACTCCGCTCGCTCATTATGGTACGATAAGCACGTACCCACCGAGCGTCAGTTTGTGTTAAAGATACCTCAATGGATGCTATGTACGTCTGGATAAGTTTCGTCTGTTTCTGCTCTCGGACGGTACGTTCCAGTACATCTGATATGTTTACACAGCAAAGAGACCCCCTTGCGGGGATCCCTTCGCGTTTCGGTCAGTCCTCGGTCGTCTCGGGGGCCTCGGGCTCGTCGGGCGTCGTGACGGCGGCGTTGCGAGCGTTTCGGGCAGCCTCGGCGGCGGCGCGATCGGCGGCGTCCCACTTGACGAACTTCGACTTCAACCCCTTGACCTTGCGAGCGTCGATCGCCCATCGACCGCCCTTGCCGGGCGCCTCGGCGGCGAGACCCGAATCCTTCGAGCGAAGGAACTTGCGGGCGCGCTTCGGGTCGGTGTCGAGTTGCTTCGCGAGTTCCTTGGGCGTGAGGGTGGTTGCCATCATCATTCTCCTTTGCGTTGCCCCTTGCGGGGGCATCGGTTGATAATGCAACTATACCATGATGCGCCGAGGGCGTCAAGGCATATTTTAAACTTTTTTGAAGTTTTTTTCCTTGACATCGTGCCGCCAATATGGTATACGCGCAGGCGCCTCATGATATCGACCCTTTCCCACGTTTCCATACGTTTCGCAACAAACCATCGTAGAATCAGTGTATACCATCTCGTCACGGCAAGTCTCAATGGAGACCACGACAATTTTCATTGGATCTCGTTACGTTCTATGTAGGTTTCAGTGTATCTCATGCTACCTCATTACATGACCTTAAGTCACAGTACGTTACAGAGCGTCTGGAGAGATCGCACCCACGAGACGAGCTGAGCTCTGAAGCTTAGCAGCTCTGATGACGTCGTCAGGACGTCTTTTTTTTTCCTACCTACTTTACGGTGAAAGAACGAGCCCGGCACAACACAATGATAACCGTTTTCCAAAGTTTCAGAGCAGCACGGATCGTAGCCCAAGTTCCACTTCTACGAATTTCATAGTCTTCTTTGGGAGTTGCAAGAAGAACCTCAACCTGTGAAGCCATAAACTTATTCCTGACCAACGGCGGCTTAACGGGTTGAGTCATATCCCAATGGTCTATCTTTGCCCGTTTCTCCTCAATGTTGCACGGATGGACGCATATAACGTCAACTCGAGGCCGGGCTAAAGCATGAAACTCTTCATCTGATCCTATACAAAGCCCATGGTGAGCTTCTGAAGGTTTTTGTTTAAGAAATCTCTTAACAGTTTTCTGTTGAGGTTTAGTCATACCTTTCTGTGATCCCGTAAACCCAACTATTAGCCCTTCAAGACTAATTTCCTTCATACCTTATCCTATCACACCGTAAAAATCTCGTCAAGCACCACCTACCCCTCTCTTTCCATGGATTTTTCTCGTCTGGGATAGTTCTATGGGAAAATTGAGGGGGGGTTCCATGGATTTTATCCCTACACGGAGTTTTACACGGGGCTTTTCATCCGAAAACCTTCCCAGCTCTCCCAGTTCTCCAGAAAATTTTACCAGACACTCGGTACTTTCCATGAATTTAAAACCGGGGGCCACCCTATACAATGTGAGAACCTCCCCGGCATATCCCTGAACTTTTTCATCCTAATCTCTTCCTATAAAGTATTGCTCCATCCACCTGTTCAGCATCATACCCATAAACTATCAAAACCTCATGCACCATCTCCGTTGCAGCCTTCTTTTCACGACGTCGACCCACATTAAGTACTACCCTTTTACCTATCAAACTATCGAAGAAGTTTCCCTGATCTTCCGCCCCATCCTTCTCAACCCCATCCCTCTGAATTTGCTTCTGAACTATAGCCCCACGATCAATACCCTCCTGTACATAGTCTCGTACAGTCATAGCTCTCTGCATTCTACTCTCTACTTCACTATAATCTATGTCCCTACCCAATCCATGAATTCTAAGACCCTCAACCATTTCTATCTCATCAGGACCTATCTCGATTATCTTTCTATCACTCAAGATTTCTACCGGTCGTTCCAGCTCCTGATAACTTCTCTGTTCTCGCCCCTCTCTATCATATCCATCATCTCTTTCTGACATACCATCCCATACCCCATTCTCAGCCCTTATCAACATAACCTCCCCATCAATTTCCTCCTTACTTCTATGCAACCATGCTTCCCTTCGATGTTCAGCCCCTCTTACCCCCTTACTCATCCACTTCCATGCCTTTAACTTAAGCATTCCTGACTTCAACTTTTCCTTACCGTTGCTTATCCTAGTCCTACCTCCTCCTATTCTACCTCCCTCTCCAGGTTTTCCTTCCCGAGCATCAACTATGACCACACCTGCAGACCTCATCATCTGCTCAGCTTCATCCACTTCAGCTAGGACTTCCCCCACAGCATTAGTAGCCTGTTCTACTTCTCGCTTAGTTTCATAGGCTCCTTCTCTGATAGCAGCATTAAGCTTCCTACCAACGTCATCCCATACCCTACCCGATATCAACCCTCGACTATTCCAAAAAGCCCGATCTTCCTTCTCTTCCCTAATATAGAAGTAGATATTAGCTACCTTTTCTGCCCCATTCCTTACCTTCTTCTTACCATACTTAACAGGTTCAATTAACCCTACCTTTAAGATTAAACTGATCAATCGCATCATCAAATGCATGATCCTTCTTTCCTGATAGTTATCCCTACAAATCCGTAATCGTGCGGTCACCCTTATCATGCGCAATCATATCATCAACGGCTTCCATCATCTCTTCATTATCCTGAGGCTCTTTATCAATCCCATTCTCCTTTTCAATCCCAGCCTTAATCCCCTCCTCAATCTTTAATATCCTAGCATCCCCTTTCTTTAGTTGTCGACGTTTCTGCTTAGCTTTCTTCTCTTTTTCTTTATCTCCAGCTTTACCCTTCTTATCTTTTACTATATCTTCCTCATCAGTAACCATAAGTTTTATCCAACCACTAAGACGTTGAGCATCTTTAATCCTAAAGTCTCTAGGCAGATATAAATAACAAGCCTTACCTTTACCTAGAGGTACCTTAAACTCTACTAGATCAAGCTCAGAAGCCATCATATTAACTAGCTTCATAGCCTGTTCTACAGTCATTCCTTCTCTCTCATACGCACTACTCATGAAAAGGGCACCTCATCCATTCAGCCTTCATCAACTTCCTACAATCCCCACATATTCTACGAAGTTTACCCTCACCGTTTCTCTTACCATCCATCTCTTGATGTATGATAGTTCCCAATGGAGCTTTAGTCCTTTCTATCATTCCCAAAGTAGTCAAAAAACCTAAGCTTCCAACCAGAGTAGCCATCAAAGCCTCGTTAACTTCCCCCAACAATCCAAAAGCTTTCTCATCCTTGATGATCCACTCTCCTCGATAGAACCGTTTACCTAAACCTCCAGCTCCAGCACCAACCCTCTTCCCTTTATACTCTTTCTCATTAACAACAGCTTTGCCTAACTCAGCAACCCTATCACCACCAGCCCCCGAACCCCCAGTACTCAAAGCTGATCTACCCTTAAGTTCCAAAGCCCTAAGGAACAGATCTGAATAGAAGTCTACAAACTCTGAAGGCATCCAGAATAATACCTCTTTGGCCACACCATCGCTCGACATACCCGCAGAGCTAAGAACATCCTGAAGCCTTCGACGAACTTGATTCTCTATCCTAGCATTGTCCTGTAGTGTTTTTATCAGATCTGATTCGTTAGTCACATTCTGTGACATACCTATTTTCTCAGCTGACCCATTACCTTTAGTCATCCTTAACCTCTACCTCAGTCCACATCCTTACAACTTCATAGTTCATAGCCGTTAACATCAACCTTAAGTCAACGTATGTAGGAGCTAACCATAGCCCATAACCATACCAATTTTCACAGATATGGAGCCAAGCAATGTATAACTGTAGAATAGCTACTTCGGCTTTAGTTAGATTCAACTCCCATGAGACAGAAAGTTTATCCAAACCTAATTGTATCATGTCCTTACTAGGTTCTTCGTTAATGCCATGATCTATCATCAACAATTCAGGTTTAATGTTACTTATATCTATCTCTTTACCGTCAACAAACATTCTTTCAACTTTACCAAACTTCAGACTCATCTTACCTCCTCTGCATAACCTTCGTCCTCTATCCCATCTGTATCTTCGTTTTCTTCGTCTATAATACCCATATCCTGTAAAGCTTGTCTTCCCTTCTCTAAGAGTTCTAGTTTAATTATGCCAGGCCTTCTTTCCGTTCGGCATAGGTATCTGTCTTTGTGTAATCGTTGGAGAAGGACTACTAGACTTCTCAGCTCTATCCCATTGCCTATTGTGAGTTTAGCTGGTGTATTAAAGCCTCGGTAGATAGCCCATAGAACCATAACATAAGAGCCCGGAATCCTTTGTTTCTCCTCTCCAGCCATATTCCTTTCCTTCTCTTATCTTTTTCCCCACGTTTTATGGTCCCGACAGATTTGGAGCTGTATGACAGCCTTGGCCTAGATTGCAGGTTTCAGCGCCGGAGGTGAAGATATCGACCACACTGATAGTTAAGATGATAGCGCATAGGCCGGCAAAGAACCATTGGACTGGATGCATGTTTTTGGGTTTCCTTTCTCTGGATTAGAAGATGACGGATGAGATGATGCTTGCGGAGATTAATAGTGATTATATATTATTGCCCCTTTAGGGCATAATAATAATACCATCATCATCCTTTGCATATCTCTCCGCATCTGCAATCACTCTCATCAGAGGTTGGGGTGTAGTTTTATTGGTGACCGTTGTTGTTTAGGTGCCAGGAGCCGTTAATCTTTATTACGGTGCCGGCGGTTGCTGGGCGACGGAGAGCTTTGTAGATAGTTTGCCGTGAGACGCTTAGATGGTCGGCTATTTGTTGAGGTGTGGACGGGCCCAAGACGGTGAGAGCTTTTACTATGTCTGTGTTTTTGGATGGCGTGTGTTGTGACTGGCGTACTATTACGTCGTCTGGCTCTACGTCTGAGGTTCCTAGATCTATGTCATAGACAATGGGCGTCCATGATCTGTTTCTTACCCCGCTGATCTTGAACGTTCCACCCGGGGCTGTCTTAGACTCTACTTCTACTACTAGCTCGTTTAGGCGTCGTGAGATGTAGAGACTGTCTTCTGTCCAAGCATGATTGGCCACAGAGCCTAGCATTAACTGGCCGCCTCGGAGGGAGCCTGATTCCTTGCTAGCCTTTCTCATGTGGTGGACTACCATAACGGCAATGTCAAATTCGTTAGCTAACGTCTTTAAGGGCCTGAAAACCTTAGACATCATAGCCCCTGCTTTGTCCTGATCCACATCTCCTAACATATACATGAGGGGATCGAGAATGACAGCCTGATAGGGTACTCCGTCGAGGCCTTCGGCGATTATGTCGTGAAGCCACTCCATCCAGACTTCGTCTGATAGCACTATACCAGACTTTATGTGAATACCTATGTCGGGATCTCTTGGTAAGTCTGTTGCTGGTATTACAACTGGAACACCATCTTCAATGCCCACATTCCAGTCGGCTTTGGACAGCCACATCTTGTCGAAGCGATCCTTGAGCCGTTGGGCAGGATCCTCTTCTTGAATGTAAAGTACTGGGCCAGGCTGGACTACTGGAAAGGTTCCAAGGAAGTCTGTGCCCGTCGACAGCGAGAGAGCCATATCTAAACCTATCCATGACTTCCATGACTTAGGCTGACCTGCTAAAAAGCCGCAACTTCCCCTCGTCCATATATCTCGTACGAGCCATTGAGGGGGCTTTATGTGAGCTAGAGCTTCAGCAATCCTTGGTGTGGTCGAAGGCTTACTGAAATCTAG